GACGCTCTTCCGATCTCCACATCGGGCAACTCCATTCGCGGTCAATCGATTTCATTGCTTTACATTGACGAGTTTGCATTCGTAAACGATGCGGATACCTTCTACACGTCAACTTATCCGGTGATCTCTTCGGGCAAGCTGTCACAGGTCATCATGACTTCGACCATCAATGGTGTGGGCAATCTATTCTCTCGACTCTGGCAAGGTGCTGTGCAGGGAACGAATGAATTTAAGCCCTTGCGTGTGGACTGGTGGGATGTTCCGGGCCGCGATGAGAAGTGGAAGGCTCAGACCATTGCCAATACCTCTCAGCTTCAGTTCGATCAGGAGTTTGGCAATCAAGCAATTGGTTCAACCGACACGTTGATTGCGGCCGAATTCTTGCTCGGTCTTAAAGCCTCAAATCCCGAAGAGATCATTCGAAACGTGAACATCTACAAGAAGCCAATCGAAGATCATCGCTACGTGATCACGGTCGATGTTTCCAAGGGGCGTGGGCAGGATTATTCGACACTCACGGTTACGGATATCACGGCTCGACCTTTTGAACAAGTGGCCACCTATCGCGACAACATGATGTCACCGCTGATCTTTCCAGATCTGATTGTCGGTGTGGCCAAGCGATTCAATGAGGCTCTGGTGATCATTGAAAACAATGATGTGGGTCAGGTCGTTTGCAATGGCGTTTACTACGACATGGAATATGAGAACACCTTTGTGGAATCCAGTCATAAGAATGGCATTGGTGTTACAATGACCAAACGCGTCAAAAAGGTAGGTTGCTCGTTTCTCAAGGATCTGATCGAAGGCCGTAAACTTGAGGTTCACGATCCCGACACTGTTCTTGAGCTATCGACTTTCGAAGCCCACGGTGACTCATATGCCGCGGCCGATGGCAGTCATGATGATATGGCCATGAATCTGGTGCTATTGGCTTGGTTTCTGACCACTCCCTTTGCGGAACTCAAGGACGGTGAACTCAAACAATTGCTCTTTGCCGAGAAGGCCAAAGCGATGGAAGATGATCTGGTTCCAGCTGGTTTTCTGGGAAATACGAACGTGGCACCTACACGATCAATGGAAATTCATTCTGAAATGGTTGAGCGAATGCTGCAATGGAACAACCTGTGAAGGTCTCACTTTCAATAAATAGGTTTGATTTGAAATTACCTTGTCTATGAACTTGTCAAACCAATAACTGAAAGAAAACAATATGGCATTCTTAGTCTCTCCTGGCGTTCAGATCCAAGAAAAGGATCTCTCGAACGTAGTTCCAGCCGTCGCATCGTCGATTGGCGCCTGCGCAGGTCCCTTTAAGTGGGGTCCCTCTGGTGTGGCCGTCATAGTCTCCTCGGAAAACGATTTGGTCACTAACTTCGGCAAGCCCGATGCTTCTGTGGCAGTTCCATTTCTCACGGCCGCAAGCTTTCTGAAATATGGCAATACGCTCAAGGTAACTCGCGCGGTCAATTCGAGTTCTTACAATGCCTTGGCTTCATATCCGGTTTCAGTCTCTGGCACATCAATTGCTACGGGCTCTGGCACGGCGGTTCAGATCACCAATTCAGACGTATTTGCGAATGCTTCGTTTTCTACCTCAACGTCGTTCATCTCGCGCTATCCCGGCGCGTTGGGCAATGGCCTTTGGGTAACAGTCTTTGGTTCGACCTCAAATAATGCTACCACAGCCTCTGACGCTGTCATTGCGGTCGGTTCGACTCCGGGCGGTGGCTTTGATTACAAGCCGACAACCACTGACGAGATTCACGTTCTAATTCAGGATGATGGATCGATCTCTGGCACGGCCGGCACAGTTCTCGAACGTTGGCAAGGTTTGTCCCTCTACACGGATTCAAAACGGGTGGATGGCACAAACAACTACTACAAAGATTACATCAATCGCAATTCGGCCTACGTTTGGGTGAATACACTCAAGACGGCTTGGACCGCCTATGGTTCTACGGCCGATGTGACGACTGCCGCAGGTGGCATCACGGGAATTGGCTCGAATAATGGTATCACATTTGATCTGGGCACTGGCTCTTCGCAGTCTGTTGGTGCGGATGGCACGATCACCTCAGGTGATGTTTCAACGGCTCTGAGCAACGTGTTCGCTGATGCGGCCACGATCGACGTCAATCTGTTGTTTGCCTGCGATCCTTCGGCTGTGTCTGGCGCTGGCGCGACCACTTTTTCGGCGGCCGAACATACGGTTCAAACGATCGTCTCGGCTCGTAAAGATGCCATTGGCTTCATCTCGGCTCCGCTAAACATCTGGCAGCAAACATTGAATTCTTCCAAACTCACGGCAGTTCTGAACAAATTCCTTGATTCTTCGGCCACGCGTGACCCCTACTCGGTGTTCGATTCGACTCCGCTGTATGTCTACAACAAGTATCAAGACAATTACGTCTGGATTCCAGCGTGTGGTCACATGGCCGGTCTTTGCGCCAATACCGATACGGTCGCGGATGCATGGTTCTCTCCGGCCGGTTACAATCGTGGCAATCTGAAGGGTGTCACCAAGCTCGGCTACAATGCGGATCAGGCCGGCCGCGATGCACTCTATCAGATCTCAGTCAATCCGATTGTCTCGTTCCCCGGTCAGGGCATTCTGCTCTTTGGTGACAAGACGGCACAGAGCAAGCCGAGCGCATTCGATCGCATCAATGTCCGTCGTTTGTTCATTATCCTCGAGAAGGCAATTGCAACCGCGGCTAAGTATCAGTTGTTCGAATTGAACGATCAGTTCACTCAGGCAATGTTCCGTAACATGACGGAACCGTTCTTGCGGGATGTTCAAGGCCGTCGTGGTATCACGGACTTTCTGGTGGTCTGTGACTCGACCAACAACACTCCCAACGTTGTAGATTCGAATCAGTTCGTGGCCGACATCTACATCAAACCGGCTCGTTCGATCAACTTCATTACGTTGAACTTCATCGCCACTCGCACTGGTGTGAGCTTCTCCGAAATTGCTGGCGCATCGAATGCCTAATCCTAGAAACTCAGTATAAATAACAGAAAGAAAATCATATGTCAACTCTAGGTGTAGATCAATTCAAATCCAAACTGACCGGCGGCGGTGCACGTGCAAACCTCTTTCAGGTTACGTGTAACTTTCCCGGCTTTGCTGGCGGCAATTCAGAACTCGCGTCATTCATGATCAAGGCCGCAAGCCTTCCTGGTTCGACGATCGGTGGCATCGAAGTTCCGTTCCGTGGTCGTAAGCTCAAGATCGCCGGCGATCGAACCTTCGATCAATGGACCATCACGATCATCAATGATGTGCCCATGAAGCTGCGTGACGCCTTTGAACGCTGGATGAATGGTGTCAATCAGCATCAGTCCAATGTGGGTCGTGGCAATCCTCGTGATTATCAGACCGACTGGGCTGTCACACAGCTCGATAAATCCGGAAGTCCCGTAAAGAATTACATCTTTCGTGGTGTGTTTCCTCGTACTGTGGCTCCAATCGATCTGAGCTATGAGACGGTTGATGCGATCGAAGACTTTCAAGTCACGGTCGACTATCAATACTGGGAAGCCATTACGACTCCGAGCTCTGGTGGCTCGGGTAACTTTGGCTCTTCGGTTGGCGTTAATGCGGCCGTGAATATTGGTGGTCTTGGATTCGGTGCTTCTGGATCTTAAGTCCTGCGCCGATTGCACATGAGGGACGGTTCTCAACTTAGCAGGACCGTCCCTCATCGTTTTGATTGAACGTATAAATAGATTTAATATGAAATTGTTTGGCTTCGAGATATCTCGCGAAATCAAAAAGTCTGAGCTTCCACCGGCAGCTCCGGAGTTTGATCGCGCAGTAGCACCAGTAGTCACTAGAGCCGCCGAAACCAAATCCTTTGTTCCCAAAGAAGCCGAAGATGGATCGACGGTCATTTCGGCTGGTGGTTACTTTGGTCAGTATATCGACATCGATGGAACTACGGTAGCTTCGGATCAAGATCTCATTCTCAAATATCGCAATGCCGGTGAGCAGCCCGAATGCGATATGGCCGTCAACTACATCATTGATGAGGCTATTGCTTCAGGTGAAGATGGAGTGCCAGTTGCACTCATGATGAATGATCTGGACTATGCGGATGATGTCAAGGACGCCATACAGAAAGAGTTTGAAGAAGTCCTTCGTCTGCTCGATTTCTCTCGTCAGTGCTCCGATATCTTTCGTCGCTGGTATGTCGACGGCCGCCTGTATTATCACATCATCGTTGATGAAAAGAATCCTGGTAATGGCATTCAAGAGCTTCGCTACATCGATGCTATCAAGATGCGCAAGATTCGTGAGGTTGATACTCGCATTGATTCGGAGACTGGTGTCAAGCTTATCACCACCAAAGCCGAATATTTTGTCTATAACGAGAATCAGATCTCGGGCCAATTAGTTCAGACTGTCAACACCGGTGATTCGGTGACTGGTCTCAAGATCGATCCTTCTGCGATTTGCTACATTCCCTCGGGACTATTGGATTCAACACATAAGCGCATCATCTCGCATCTACATAAAGCGCTGAAGCCAGTCAATCAGCTTCGCATGATGGAAGACTCATTGGTCATCTATCGCATCTCTCGTGCGCCGGAACGTCGTATCTTCTACATCGACGTGGGCAGTCTTCCCAAGGCCAAAGCCGAACAATACATGCAGGAGATCATGTCGAAGTATCGGAATAAGATGGTCTATGATGCCAGCTCTGGTGCCGTACGTGATGATCGTCGGCACATGTCGATGCTCGAAGACTTCTGGCTTCCTCGTCGTGAAGGTGGCAAGGGCACCGAAATCACTACGCTTCCGGGTGGTCAGAATCTGGGCCAGATCGATGACATTCTTTTCTTCAAGAAGAATCTCTATCGCGCCATGAATGTGCCGCTTTCTCGATTCGATGCCAATACGGCACTTTGGACAGCCGGTCGCGCCACCGAGATCAATCGCGAAGAAGTATCTTTTCAACGATTTGTCGATCGCCTTCGTCGTCGCTTCTCGTCACTCTTTGTCGAACTGCTCAGAACTCAGTTGCTGCTAAAGGGCATCATTGTTGAAGACGATTGGAATAAGATCAAGGACAAGATCGTCATTGACTTCAAACGAGACAACTACTTCTCGGAGCTCAAGGACTTCGAAATTCTAGGATCACGCATGGAAATGCTCGAAAAGGTTTCGACGTTCATTGGTCGTTACTACTCCGAGAAATGGGTCCGTCGAAACATTCTACGTCAGTCCGACAATGACATTGAAAAAATGGACATTGAGATTGCCGAAGAAAAGGCTCGCGGTGAAATCTCGGCCGATGCGGGTGATGCGCAGCCTCAGGGTGGCGGAGATACTAGTGGTGGCACGGGTGATGAAAGCGGTGGTCTGCCTCCTGAATTGGCTGGTGCCGGTGAAGAAGAGTCTCTGAGTGCAGCTCCAGAAGAACTCGGTGGAGAAGTTCCAGAAGAGCCTTCAGCCGAAGAAGTTCCTGTAGAACCGGCGCCGGAAACTGAGCCTCCGGTGGTTTGAAAATCGAAGAATGTATAAATAAATGACTAAGATGAAAGCGCACGCCGAAACATTTGTTCATGCCGTAATTGCAGGCGATAAAGAGCAGGCCGAACAGGCCTTCAGGGGCGGACTGTCCGAGAAGGCCAGAGCGGCCTTGGAAGTTCGCAAGCTGGCATTGGTTGATCAGGTTTTTAACAGTTCCAAGGCACCGCAGCAAGCCAAGTAATCGCACATATGAAGTTAATATGTGAATACAACGAGAGCGGCATATCCACTCTCATCGAGAATGCTGGTAACGAGAAGAAATACTTCTTGGAAGGCGTGTTTATGCAGGCCGAACAGCAGAATCGAAACAATCGAATTTACCCGCGCCAGGTTTTACAAGATGCCGTGAGTCGTTTCGTGGCCGAGCAAGTAACAACTGGTCGCGCGGTCGGCGAACTTAATCATCCAGATGGACCTCAAATCAATCTGGATAAGGTAAGTCATCGAATCACGGAACTTAACTGGCGCGGTAACGACGTGCATGGCAAAGCGTTGATTCTAAATACACCTATGGGACAGATCGTCAAAGGTCTGCTCGACGGCGGCGTTAAACTGGGTGTTTCAAGCCGTGGAATGGGATCAGTAGAATCTCGTGGCGGTAAGACGTTTGTCAAACCAGACTATAGTTTGGCCACCGTGGATATCGTTCAAGATCCATCGGCTCCTTCGGCCTTTGTTGAAGGAATCATGGAAGGCGTAGAATTTTTTAAGGAAGGCAACGAGTTCGTGGCTCGCAAGGTCGAGCAGATCAAGAAAGTAATTCGTCGCACTCCTTCGGCGCAGTTGGCAGAGGCTCAAACTCGAGAATTTAATCAATTCTTGATTGACGTTGCTAACTCGCTCTAAGAATCTTCCTGATACGTCAGGGAGTTATCGGTATGGGTACTCGATTCGAACCTGTTGTTCGAACAGAGATTGAAG